ATGCTTCCAGCAATTTCTAAAGGAGTTAAACCTACAAAGCCTAGAGCTTCGTGGGAGCAGATTCCTCTGGGGGTTGTTTACGGAGGTGGAATGCTAACTGAAGATTTGGCAAGCTTTGCAGCAAAAGCGACAGATCCTAAAGCTATAAAGCGACCTGGTAAAAGGCTAAAATTAGGTTCTGCCTGGAGTGATGTGTTCTCAAATGTGGGTAAGGTTTTAAATGCGGATGCAGAAGAAGTACAAAATAGTCAAGCCGACGCTCAAGATTTTATTCGAGGAGCCGCGTCAGGTCCTTTAAGTAAAACTCACGCGCAGGCAAAAAAAGTGCAAGCTGATGCACAAAAAACACTTGAAGAGCTTTATCCAGAATTAAATCGAGCTGGAAAATCTTTGGCATGGACCACCAGCGGCCTTCCTGATTATGTCATGTCAGGAGGTAAGAGTAAAATGTTGCAAGCTGCTAATACAGGCCAACAAATGCTGCGCTCTTTTGGAAATACACCTCCGGATACTTTAATTTCTGCCCTTACTTCAATCGGCATCCCAGGAAACTCTTTAGCTGGAAACGCCGCAGGCAATATTATTCAAAATGTTCCTGTAAACCAGGACTCTCAAACAGCTTTAGATCTTATTGATCTGCTACTTAATAGTATTGATTACAAATGATTTTTTCAGACGACAGCGATAATGAACTTCAGAGGCTGCGCCGCTTGGCGCAGTTGAAGAAGGCTAATGGGCTGGCGTTTTATGAGCCTCACAGGAAGCAGGCTGCGTTTCATTCGAAGGCGGATAAGAAGTATCGTTACCTGCGGACGGGGAATAGGTTTGGAAAGTCAACGTGTGGGACGTGCGAGGATGTAGCCTTTGCTGTTGGCGAACGTCTGTGGCTGGCGAAGGATGATCCGGAGAGGTATAAGGGTATTCCGAGGCGCAGCACGAAGGGGCTGATTATTGTCGCTGACTGGGATCAAGCTCGGGCCATTTACACTGCGATGGACGAGGGAACTTCGAAGGGTAAGATCTGGCAGTTTCTGCCGGAGAAGAACAGGGCAGGAATCCATAAGAGTCAGTCGGGTGAGATTGATTGCATTTTGGTGAATTCTAACTGGGGCGGAACGAGTTATATTTACATTGATACGGTGAAGAGCTTCTTGGCCAACCCGATGGGTCAGGAGTCTTCTCACTGGGATTGGATTCACGTTGATGAGCCTTGTCCTAGGGCGATGTGGGTGGCGAACTCTCGAGGCCTTATCGATACAGATGGCAAAGCGTGGTTCACCTGCACTCCTATTGCTGAGCAGTGGATCAATGAGTTCTTTGTCCCGCGGAGCAAGCTGAAAGAAGAGTTCGAGGAAGGGATGGAGTTTGGTCAGGATAGTGAAAAGTGGATTCTCACCGGGGACACTTATGACAACACGCACCTTACTGCCAAGGCAATCAAGAGCTTTGAGTCTACGCTGACTGAAGCTGAGCGTGAGGCTCGTATCAACGGCAGACCTCTTACCATGCAGGGTGTTGTCTATTCTGAGTTCGACGCCTCTCGCCACGTCTATGACGATCTTCCTAAGGGCTGGGCGGATTTTGATGAGCCTCCGCTCGATTACACCATCCGCGTTGCGATTGACCCGCATCCTAAGACTCCTCACGCAGTGCTCTTTGCTGCCACAGCGCCAACGGGGCAGACTTTCTTTTATCAGGAATATTTTCAGCAGGTGCGGATGGACGATTTGGTCGAGATCGTGCTATCGATGCTGAAGGGGCGGGTGCCATACATCACACTGATTGATCGCTCGGCGTTCATTCAAGATCCGGTGTCTGGAAACTGTTGGGCGGACTGTTTCTACAGAAAGGGTCTGATGGTGGTACCCGCCTCAAAAGAGTTAACTCACGGTATTCAGGCAGTCCAGAATGCTCTGAAGCGCAAGGAGTCCAACACTCTTCACTTTTGCTCCTCCCTCTCTCACACTCTCTACGAATTTGACACTTACATCTGGGACACCAAGCGCGACAACAAACCGAAGGACCGCAACGATCACCTGATGGAATGTCTCTATCGTCTCGTCGTCTCTGGCCTCGACTACATTGCCCCTGATTCTCCTTCTTCTGTCATTAAACTCCCCGAGCAACAGTTCTCTGGCGCTCTCACCACTCATCCCACCTCCGACCGCAAGTTCTGGTTCGAGGCTGCTTAATTTCTCATGAAACCTGCTCCCTATTCTTCCGAAGCTCTTGAAGGTCGTCTGTCCGCCGAGGAACAGGACGAGGATCTCACCGCTCTCCTCCAAGACTGCCTGCGCGACCTGAAGCGCTCTCGCTCCTACATGGGTAAGTTTTATGAGGACTGGGATCACTCCCTCGAAACCTACCAGCAATACCGCGACGTCGATGCCTCCGACATCCGCTCTAAGAAACGCCGCGAACCCGCTAAGCAAACCATCCCGCTCTCTTACGCTCAGGCTAACACCTTCGCAACCTTCCTCGTCCTCCTCTACACCCAGAACTCTTCCATCTTCACCCTCGAACCTACCGGTTCCGAAGATTCTTCTCTTCAGGAAATCTGCGAATCCATCCTCGATCGCGAAGCTCGCAACAACCGCCTCACCTCAAAACTCCACGCCTTCTGCCTCGACTTTGCTCGCTTCGGCCTTTCCATCTTCAAATCCTCCTGGGAGGTCGAAACTCTTGAAATCTCCCGCCCTGCCTCTTCTCTCATCAATTTCTTCTCCCCACCTCTCGAAGGTGGGTTGGTTCAAGAGATGAACGAAGAGGAGAATAATGAGGTGGTGTTGAAGGAGGGGACGTGTGTTTATAATGTGAGTCCGTATAATTGGTTTCCAGATACGAGGCTGCCGCTGATGCGGTGGGAAGAGGGGCAGTTTGTTGCAGATGAGACTATGTTTCATGTGAAGGAAGTGGAGGGCTGGGATGATGTGTATGGGGTGGAGTGGCTGACAAAGTTTGATGCTGCGGTGTGGAAAGAAAGAGGTAACACCCGGCTGGAGGGGATTGATCCGAATAATTTGAAAGGGAAGGATGAGGATGATTTCATGGTGGTGGTGACGGAGATGCAGCGGAAGCTTGTGCCGAGTAAGTATGGTTTGGGTGAGGGGAAGAAGGAGGAGATGTGGGTGGTGAAGATTGCTAATGATCAGAGAATTATTAGTGCGGAGAAGATGGAAGATGCGAATATGAGGTTTACATATTTCGCTGGGGTGAGTCCTGACATTCATGGGAGGGTGAGTGATAGTTTGTGTGGGGTGATTGATCGGTTGCAGGAGACTGTGACGTGGTTGATGAATACTAGGATTGAGAGTGTTAAGAATAATATTGAGCGGCAGCTGGTGGTGCACAGCAGCTTTGTGGAGCTGGAGGATTTGCAGACAAGGAGTCCGTTGATCCGGTTGAAGAAGAATGCTCCGCCGATCGGGGGGGTGGATAATTTCATTAAGCAGCTCAAGACGAATGATCCGACGGTGACTCATGTGCAGGATGCTGAGTCGCTGATGCGGATTATGCAGACGGTGAGCGGGGTGAATGAGAATGCGATGGGGAGTTTTAATGGAGGGAGGAGGAGTGCCACGGAGGCGAGGAATGTGCAGATGGGTGGTGCTGCGAGGTTGAAGGTAATTGCGACGGCGCTGTTTCAAGGTGCGATTGCTCCGCTGGGTAAGGTGATGCTGATTAATGCGCGGCAGTGGATGAGCGAGGAGACTTTCTTTAAGGTGCTGGGGGATGAGAGTGAGGAGGCGATTGAAGGGTGGGAGCAGTTTCATAAGGAGGAGTGGTGGGAGTTGGTGGGCAATGAAGATTACTTTGTGTTCGACGCCACGAGCCAGAGTGAGAAAGGGTTCATTGCTCAGAGCCTACAGGAGTTGGCTGTTGCGCTGATGGGGAATCCAGAGGTGTTGATGGCTTCCGGGCTGGACGTGGTGAAGATCATTGAGAAGATTCAGGAGCTTAGGGGAATTAAGAATATCGACCAATTTAAACGAGATGAACAACCCATTTTTGGAAACGGACCGGGGACTGGACAGGCTCAGCTTGGAGCAGCTCCGGGGACTGGAGTTGCAGCTGGAGGAGTTCCAACGCCAGGCGGCGTACCGGGAGCTGCGGCTGCAGTGTGAAAATGAGATTTTGGAAACGACGAAGATAGTGACGGAAATGGTTCCGGACTCGATTCAGAGTTTCTTTTTGAGAGAGCAGATGCTGGGTAAATTAGGCCAGCTTGTGAAGAATCTTGACACCTTCGGGGATCTGAAGGGTCAGGTAAGAGAAGTAGTGAAACACAAACAAACAAAAGAACATGAAATGGAATAAGTGGCAACCACTCTTCGCCCCGGCTGATGACTACGGCTTTGGTGGCGGGTTTGACGATGATGATGGTGATGAGGTTATCGACGCTAAGGATCTTGGCGGTGACGATGATGATGATGAGGATGATGACCTCGATGACGATGATGATGACGATGATGAAGGTTCGTCAGCTAAGGGCCGGAAAGCTGGCTCTGGTGGAGGTTTTGATCACAACGCGCTGGCTCAGGCGATTACCGCCGGGCTGAAGCCTGTGATTGGTCAGCAGAACGGGACGAAGCAGATGACTCGGGAAGAACTCGAGGCGCATTTGGGCAAGCCGCAGGTTACTGCTGATTTGATTAAGATTCTGAGAGATCCGGAGACGCCACCTGAGAAAGCTCAGGAGGTTTTTGCGGAGTTGCTGAATAAGCAGACTGAGTATCTGCTTAAAGCGTCTGGCCTCGCTATTGAAGGTCAGGTAGGCAAACTGAGTCCGCAGCTGGAAAGCATTCAGCAATGGCAGCGGAGCCAGCAGGAAGAAAAGCTTGCTGTGCAGGTTGCGAAGAAATTTCCCGCGCTTCGTGGGAAGGGCAACGTGGTGAAGCAGGCGATGGCATATCTGCAACAGCAGGGTTATCGTCCAGCGAGCCAGAGCGATGCTCTGAGAACGATTGGTCGCACGACGAGGGACATCATTCGGCAGTTTGATCCGAATTTTAGCCTGAAGTCAAAAGAGCAGAGGTTTATCGGTCCCCGTGCTGGCGGAGGATCGAGGTCATCTGGAGGAGCGGGTCGTAAAGGCGGCGCTTCTTGGATGGCAGCATTTCCAGTTCAATAATAAAACAAAAGAAAGGGTAAACGAATATGCCAGTTTTTGGCCTACATACAAGCAGCTCGCATTCGAGCTACATCAGTGAAAAGACGCGTCGTCGCGTTCTGTATCAGTATCCGCAGGGTCCAGCTCCGCTGACTTACCTGCTGAGTCTGATGCCTTCGGAAGATACGGATAAGACGGAGTTCGGTTGGTGGGAAGAGCGTGACACTGTCATCAAATCTACGACTGCTCAGATCGCTGCTGCTGGTCCGTTCTATACGGGCACTGGCACCACGGCGCTGACTGACGGTGATCCGATGACGGCTAACGCTGACTATGGCGTTAAGGTTAATGACTACACGCAGTTCCGCGTGCAGGATGTTATCTGGATTCGCAACGTGCTTAATGCTGCGGCTAGTGCGACGAGTCAGATTCGCGGTGTGGTTACGGCGGTTACACAGATTTCTGGAAACGTGGGTCGTCTGACCTTCCGTCCGATTGAAACTGTGGCTGACGTTTCGAATGCGACGGACTCGAACGGCCTCTCGGTCTACTTCGTTTCCTCCGCTGCGGCTGAAGGCACCAAGTCCAAGCACGGTAGTTACAGTTTCCCGATTGAGCTCTCGAACTACACTCAGATCTTCAAGCATGG